AATATTTATTTTTTTAAAAAGACAACTATCTACTGATTTAATTATTACTAATTATGATGAAGTTTTTTATGAACTTTTAAAATATGTAAATCAGTATAATAAAAATAGAAAATTTAGAACATTGAAGTTAAACAATGGTCGTTGGGGAACTGCGAATGATTTTGATTTAACATTAGGTTATGGTCATCATTTTATTTGGTATAAAAGGTTCTTTTTATTTATTGACTATACAAAAGAAAAAGAATCTCTTGCTGATAGAGTAAAAGAAACTATAGTTTTGACAAAATTAGGAAGGTCACGAAAATTATTTGATGATTTAATACAAGACTTAAAAGATGCAAGAAAACAAAAGAAAGATAAAATTGCATTTTATAAAATGGAAGATAATTATTGGGGCTACATCAGGGATTTACAGAAACGCCCATTTGAAACTCTTTTTATTGAAAAATCAAAGAAAGAGTTAATTTTGAATACATTAAATAAATTTATTAATAAAGAGCAATGGTATTTAGATTCAGGAATACCATATCAATTAGGAATTTTATTGTACGGTTCACCAGGAACAGGAAAAACGAGTTTAATTAAATGCTTGGCTAGTCACCTTAATTATGCGATTTATTATCTTTCTCCTTCAAAATTAGGTGTTATTGAAAAGGCGTTTAGCACAATACAAGAAAAGTCAATTATTGTTATTGAAGATATAGACACAAACAACATTGTAGCTAAAAGAACAAAAAAGAAGAAAAAATCTATTGATGAAGAATTATTGGAAGGATTTTCTCTGTTAAATTTATCTGATATTTTAAATAGTTTAGATGGATTAGCAAATGTACATGGAAGAATTTTAATAGGAACAACAAATCATATCGAATGTTTGGATAAAGCGTTAATCAGACCTGGAAGATTTGATTTACTTTTAGAATTGAATTATGTAAATAAAGAAGTATTAAGACAGTTTTTAACTTATTATTACCCAAATACTAAAATTAATTATAATAATTTTCAATTAAAAAACAATATAACTGTTGCAGATTTACAACAAATGGTCTTGCAAAATATGTCAGCAAAAAATATTTTAAAATCTATTTCAATTTAAACAAAAGACCCCGATGGATTAATGAAGACTATATTTCCTTCGAGAAATCGAGGATTGCTCTTGACAAGGTAAGAGATTTATGGTATACTTGTAGAGAGGATTAAGAGATGCTGAAATTAATTATTGTAAAATTTTTGGGAATCGTTTTTATACTGTTTGGCTCAATGGTAGTCACGACGGTATTGATTCCTGTTGCGATAATTGCTCTCGGATTTTTCGTTGGAACAGTCTTCTTCAACGCTGGAATGAACCTTGTTGATAGGGAGAGATAAAATGGATTACGGTAAGTACATTGAATACACAAACTTAAAGTCACCTTCGTCTAAGGAAATTAAAGCGTTTGTTGAAACAGCGAACGCCAAAGGATATGCGGGTGTTTGTTTACAGGCAGGAGACTTGGGCGTTGCAGCAAAATATCGAAGACCAGATTTAAAGCTGGTAACAGTTGCAGGCTTCCCTCCTATCCATGCGTTTCAAGCCTACGCTAAACCGGGCTATGACCAGAGATTGAATCTTGGTCTGGGCCTGTACTCTCCCCGGGAAATTGATACCATTAAAGGCATCATTGATAGCGGGGTAGCAGATGAGCTGGATTTAGTCTTCCCTATCTATTGGTATGCAACAGGAAAGCTGGGAAGAATCTATCACTTCCTTAAAGGCATCAAACAACGGTATAATCGCCCTGTCAAAGTTATCTGTGAACTTGGAACTATCTTCAGGAATCGTATTAATCTTTATGAAATTTACTGCCTCTTGGCGGACTCGGGTGTGGATTATTTTAAAACGAATACTGGATTAATCAAGCAAGATTTCCGGGACTTAGCGGTAGCCCTTCAACATCTTCAGCTCTTGGTATCTGACATGGATTTACCGAAACTGAAGTTGAAAGTTTCCGGCGGTGTCAGGACGGAGGAGCAGGTTAGATTCCTAATTAAATTGGGCGTGGATAGAATCGGAACAAGTTCTATCGCCCCGGAAAAAGTGGTAAAGGTAGGAGACAGCCATGAGCAGCATAAAACAAATTCCTGAGGAGATTGACGAAATCATGAGTTATTTGTCAAAGGTCTTCGCTGATTCAATGCGAGACTCGGTACAGGATAAGCAAGACCTGTATCAAGATTTGGTCGTGCTTTACTTGGAGGAATTACAAAATTCCAAACGAGGCCTAGACCCAATAGATAAAAACCACTGGTTCGTATTTTTTAAGAGTTCTTTAGTTAATAAGTATAATCGTTTATCTAAAGAACGAAGTATCTTAGAAAAAATCTCAAGGGAGTTAAATAGCCACTATGGTTATACGCAAGAAGACTAAACAATCTGTCCGACCTAAAGCCCGGCTGCATGGTGTGGAAATTCCAGAGGACTTGTCTAAGTTCCTGAGTCCCTCCCAGTGCAAAGTGCTTAAGTGTTATCTGGCCAATTATACCTATCAAGAAATTGCAATACAGATAGGCGTTGGCCATAGAAAGAAAGCAAAGATGCTTGATGCCTTAATTGATTTGGGCCGGGCTCTTGCTTTGTATAGAATTTTAGAGTGTGAAATTGTTCCCGATACTAATGGCGTCAAGGACGAATCTTTTATGCGAGGCTGGATGGCTTGCAAAAAATTTATTTGGAGGTTAATTAAAGATGAAGAATCAAGGTGGAAGACCCTCAAAGGGTGAAATTGTAGAGCGCAGAGAGAAAGTGAAGGAGCTTTACCTTAAGGGTAAAACTATCGGCGCAATCTCGAAAGCCCTCAATGTCAGCTATCCTGCGATTGAAGCAGACGTTCGATACTTGCAGGCTCGTTATACAAAGATGGTGATTAATAATCCTTATCTGGCGGAGAAACAATTCTCGAAAGTTGAACAGCTTCTTGATGAGGTCGGTATTATCAAGAGTGAATACTGGGATGTTTATACGGAGTTGCAAGAAAAGGTTGCCGAGAGTAAGAAGATTATGGCCCAGTGGGAGGCAGATGTTAAAACAGCCAAGACCAGATTGGAAGAAGCCGAAGAATCCAAAGACCCAAAGGCAATTCGTCAGGCCCGCAAAGCTCTTGATTATGTCAGTAGGCCTCCCCGATTATCAACTTATGTGACGGCAAGGATTGATACATTGAAAGCTCTGCTTGACCGAGTGGATAAGGAATCAAAGCTCTTGAGTCTTTTTAATCCACAGCAGCTCATTGACAGGAACTATGTTTCCGTCGAGGTAATGCGAAGTATCATGGAGATTTTCAAAGGGATTATTCTTGATTTAATTCCTGAAGATAAAAGGAGCTACGCATTTAAACGTCTTCGCACAATTGATGTTCAGGCTCTCAAGACTGAGGAAGTCGTTGATGCTGTAATTTTGGATGAGAGACCGAAAGATGTTAAGAGGGCCGACCCGGTTAAACCAGAGGAACCCAAAGATGATGAAGGTTCCGTAAGTCTTGATGACGTGGAATTATAATATGACCAAGTTAAAAAATAAAAAGTGTTCTAAATGTAAACGAGTAAAACCTATAGATAGCTTCTGTTATCATCCAAAAACACGAGATAAATTGCAATCAACCTGTAAAGTATGTCAAAAAGATGTCAATAAATTGTATAGGGTTAGGCATCATGCAGAATACCTTAAAGCCCAAAGAGAACGGAGAAAACAGAGTCCTTGGTTACAACATTTAGCTTGGAGTAAGACAAGGTGTACTAATAAAAAGTGTACACAGTATCGGTGGTATGGTGGTAAGGGTATTAAATGTTTATTGACACCGGATGAAATAAAAGAACTATGGTTTCGTGATAAGGCTTGGTTATTAGATAAACCTTCAATAGATAGAAAAGACTCGCATGGGGATTATTCATATACTAATTGTAGATTTATAGAATGTATAGAGAATAGTCAAAGAACTGGAAAATTTAAATAGATTGGGTGTTAAATGTCCGACGATATTAAAGAACTGTGGGGAGAGTTTTGGAATGATGCTGAGGAGGTCAATAAAAACAAGACCTCTAAGTTTGCTATCCAGCCTGTATCTCCATCAGTTTTTTTCAGAGATTGGTTGAACACACCACTGTTTCCCAGACAGCAGAAAGCTGTGGATGCTGCGTTTATTGGTGATGGTAAAGACATCTCGGATAAGTACAATGAGTTTATTCTTGCTTGGGGTAAAGGTTCAGGAAGGACTTGACAATAGCCGACCTTTTATGCTATACTGTATACTGGTTGTGCTGCTTGAATGACCCATCGGAATATCTCGGAATTAAGTCCGGGGAACCGATTGATATTGTGAACGTTTCTTTCGATGCTGCTCAGGCAAAGAGTGTGTTCTTTGAAAAGTTTACTCGTAAAGTCAAGGAAGCAATTGACCCGGTGAGTGGGGTTAATTTCTTTGAGAGTCTTGGTATGGATTTAGATAAGGCCATTTTAAAAGATGGAGTTATCTTTCCGAAGAATATTCGTTGCTGGTCTTTGAACTCGAAAGAGTTTAAGGCTGAAGGTAAGAACGTCGTGTTTGCCATCTTTGATGAGATTGCAACTTTTCGTTTTGATAAGGCTGTTGAGATTCATAAACACATTAAGACCTCAGCCCGGACTCGCTGTCCGAAATATTATAAGCTGTTCTTCATTTCTTATCTGACATCAGGTAATGATTACATGGCTTACCTCTTAGATAAGGGTGAGAGCGGAGCGACAAAGACTTATGTGGATAGGGCTGCGACATGGGATATTCGTAACATTGAAGACTGTCCTCCTGATATGAAGAAGTATGCTGTTAAGAAATCCACATATCAAGAGGAATATGATGAAGACCCGGCCACTGCCATGCTGATGTATGAGTGTAAGATTCCAAAGTTTCGGTCAAACAACTTCATCAAGAAGGCATCTAAGATTACTGACTGTGTAAATATGGATAGGCCTTCACCAGTTATCTTTGCCCCAGAAGAGGGTGCAGATTATGAGAGGGTTTGGACGAGAGAAATTTTAGAGGAGGAGTTAGAGCCTTGGTTTAAACCTTTTCAGACATTTGAGATTAATCAGATGCTTAAGGATTACGAAAAGAATCCTTCGGAAGATTTGGAAACCCGCATCAAGATAGAGCGGGAAAGACACTCAGGCTCACAATACTATGTTCACATTGACCTTTCCCGGGGCGTTGTTGACTGCGCTGGTTTGACATTGGCTCATACTTATCGAGTATTGGATAAGACGAAAATTTATGTTGACCTGATGCTGCAAATCCGGGCCCCGTTACAGGACGATGAAGGCCCAAAGGAAATTGACCTTGAAAGCATCTTGGATTTTGTGATTAAAGTCCTGTTCAAAAAGCTGAAGTTTCCTATCGTCAAGATAACTGCTGATGGTTGGAACTCAAAGCTCTTTCTTAATATCTGCGAGAAGCACGGTATTCAGGCTGAGATAATTTCTTTGGAGAAGGATACCGGGCCGTATGATACACTCAAAGATTTCATATACAGGGAGGACGTGAATCTTTATTATTATTCGCCAGCTATTCGGGAGTTGACCGAATTGCTTGTTACCGAGAAAAAGAAAATAGACCATCCCAGAAAATCCAAATGGAGGATGCGGGAAGAGGGTCTAAATTTAGGAAGTAAGGATATTGCCGACTGTTTAGCGGGCGTCGCTGCTTCTATCACGTCGGATGGTGATGACGAACCCTTAGCAGCAGCGGGGAAATAGTATGGCCTATAAAGATAAACAAAAAGCTAAAGAGCAGAGTAAAATTCGTTCAGCTCGTTGGGCTAAAGAAAACCCAGAAAAACGTAAAGAATCCTTTTCAAGGTATAATAAACAACATCCAGAGAGGAATAAATGCTATATTGAAAAGTTACGGCTGGAAAGACCTTGGAAGTTATCTTTAATGGCTGCCCGAAATCGTTGTAAATTTTCAAAATGCTATGCTAATAAAAGAATTACCTGTACTTTAACAGAGTCACAGATTAAATATTTGTGGTTTAGAGACAGGGCAGGCAAGATGTTTAAACCATCTCTTGACCGTTTAGATGCAAAGTGTGGTTATGTGGTTTCTAATTGTAGGTTTATTGAATTAAAATATAATGTGGCTAGAAAATTAATTTTAACAGAAGAGGAAGAACTGACCTTAAAAGAGGCAGTTAAAAGTTCTGATAAACTTATACAAAAATTAGTTAAGATTTATCAGAGAATAATCTAAGGAGGATGAACAAATGCCTAAGAGAAATGTAGCATCAGCAAGTAATGATACTTACCGACAGCCCCGTACCAGCAAACGGTTGAAACCCGTTGAGCAGGTTCGTGACCGTGCAAAGACGGTTGGATTCGGTGCAGCAGTTCCTACCTATGACGCTCCGTCACAGTACGGTGTCGATACATTGAGGAACTTGATTCTTGCTACCGTATGGGCTGAGACCTGTATCAACACGATTGTTGACGAGGTTGTCAAATACCCATTGTTTACTGCGCCGACAGATGAAAAGATTGAGGCCTTTCTACAGTATCCCTCTGAGAAAGACCCGCTCTTTATGATTCGCAAGAAGTATCTGAAGGACATGTTGCGTTGGGGTAATGGTGCCTGTGTTATCGAAATGAAGGGCAAGACGCCGAATGGCTTAGTTGTCGTTCCCGGCTATACTCTTCGTGTCACTGATGATAACCCGCCGAAGTATAAGTTTTTAAAAATCGGCAGCTCGTCTGAGTTTAAAACAGATGAGGGTGGCAGTGATATTGAATTGACAGACAGGGAAATGATGCACTTCTGTATTGACCAAGACAGTGATTCCACGTTAGGCCGGAGCCCTCTTGAGAGAGCATATCTTGACCTGAACGCCGATAAGGAATCCACCACAAAGTTGTCAGAGTTTTTGAAACGGGGTTTTTACAAACCGTTCTTTCTGTCCTTTGAGAAGGGTGTCTCTGTCAATAAGAAGGAGCTTCAGGAGTTTGTCGAATATCTGAACGCTCTTGTTGAAGAAGGGGCCAAGGCTCTGGGTATCAATAAGAAAGTCAACTTCAGTGAGATTCCGTATCTGTCTGCTACGGAAATTATTGAGTTGCAGCGGTGGATTGGTTTGAAAATTGCATCCGTCTATAAGGTTCCGCCTTTCATGTTGAACCTTGTGCAGGATGTTGGTTCGTTAAATGCCCGTGAACAGAAGGCCAGATTTCTTGAGAATGTGGTCATGCCTATTCTCGAATACGAAGCCTTCATGTACACAATGGTCATTGCTCGCAAGGGTTTTAAAAACACGGATGTGGCGATTACTTCGCACGTCTTAGGTACCAAGCTGAACTATGACCGGGCCCGTATCGCTCGCTTGTTGGCGGGTGCAACAATGGAGATTCTGTCACAGGATGAAATCAGAGCCCTGTTCTTCAATCTCCCTTCGTTGAACGAAAAGAAAAAGTCCAAGTAACTGGACAAACCAAGGAGACATTACAATGGCGGACGTTAAACAGTTGATTGAGTCCTACAATAAGGACAACTCAGTGGTATTGACCAAGATTATGAAAGGTCTAAAACCGCTGGAAGAGGCGACGAAGAGCGCAAGAAAACTTTGCTTCTCGCTTGACCCGAATAACCTGAATAAAATTAATGAGCTTCAGCTCCGCATCGTGGGCCAGAAGTCTCAGCTTCAGGAATTATTCAGCAAGGTTGATTCACTCAAACGGAATAAAGAGCTGGCTGCTTATATGGCTCTGAAGGTTCGTGCTGAGGAATCTGAAGGTGCTGTCAAGTTTGTTGATGGTGCCAGTAAAATGGAAGCTGCTTTCACTGTGGCCGATGAACGAAGAGTTCGTGACCATATCGAAGGTCTTCTAAAATCTGCTGATGACATTCTCAAGACATGCCGGAATTTAAACAACGGTGTGACAGGAGATGCCAAGGAATCTCAGATTGAAAAAGAAACTTCGGTTGACGAATAATTTGGGGAAGTAGTCCCTAAGAGATGTGGCAGTAGATTAAGGGTAAAGCCTCGGATTGTGGCTCCGGTGATTGGCGGTTCAAATCCGCCAGTCACCCCAAACTGTTGTAATATAAGGGAGATTAAATCATGGATAAGCAAACCATTGTCAAAGTTGTTGTCTGTGTTATTGGGGCGATTGTTGCGGTATCACTGGTATCTGAAAATCCTGTTCAGGTCGGCTTACTGGCTGCCTGTGCTGGCGCATATATTTATGCGGAGAAGTACATAAAAGGATAAGGAACCATCATGCTTTTAAATAAGGAATTTTTACAAAAGCATTATGTTGACTTAAATAAGTCAACTAGACAAATTGCAAAGGAATTAGGCTGTAGTAGGGAGCCTATTCGATTAGCATTAAAACTGCATGGTTTTAAATTAGGAACAGCTAAAAGTAAATTAACGGGAACTAAAATCCCAGAAGAACGAAGATTACGCATAAAGAAATCTCACTTAGGTTTACATGCTGGTGAAAAGCATCCCCAATATAAGGGTTCTTCTGTTGGTTATTCAGCCTTACATATTTATATTAGGCGAAGAAAACCACAACCTAAATCTTGTGAAAATTGTAATAAGATAACAAAAAGACTAGATTTAGCAAATATTTCTCAACAGTATAGAAGAGAATTATCTGATTGGGAGTATCTTTGTAGAAAATGTCATATGTTAAAAGATGGTAGATTAACTCGATTACACAGGAGAAAATAATATGTGTCCAACCTATGCTTATACCTGTGAAAACTGCAAGCATACTTTTGATGAGATGCAGTCAATAGCTGCACCAAAACTCAAGACATGCCCGAAGTGTAAGAAGGATGAGTTGGTTCGCTTAATAGGTAGTGGCAGTGGGATTATCTTTAAAGGTTCTGGCTTTTATGAAACTGATTATAAAAGACCCAGTGAAAATCGTTCACAAAATAGGAAGGACAGTTAAATGTTTATTGAAAATGCAGGGTCTAAAAATCTACATCTAAAAATAGTCTGTGCTTGGTCTGGTAAGGAGATTAAAAATGTCTTATGGGTTAATCCTGAGAGACAGTTGGCAGAGATAGCAATAACGGATATTAATGGTTGTATTATCGTTCAGAATGGAGAAATCTTAACAGCTATTATTCGAGGAGATTTCAATGTTACCAAATGAAATAAATGAAATTTGCAAAGCAGCTTTTATTAATCTGGTCAAATCAGATTCTCAGTTTCATGGCAGAACTTATTGCTTCATGGAACCCTATGAATCTCGTTCTAAAACTTACCACATCACACTTGTAGATAAGGCGACTGGATTTGGTGTTGTCGTTCCATTAGCACCGAGAGATATTCCTTTCATGGATAAAGAAATTGTCCAACGAATTATGTCCAAGGTTCTCATTGCTATGGTAAATATGGTCAAAAGTAAACCACGGCAAGGACAGCCAGTTGATTATCAGACTCATCCTATCACTGCAAATGGTCGTCAATGCCGTTTAGATAGTATTGAGAGATGTGTTAATGTGACCGTTGAAGTTTATACGTGGTCACGGTTAATTATTAGATAAGGAAAACCTATGTTCTGTCTATTCGGATGCAAACATAAAAGGGTTGCCTCTAAGTTTTTGCGTACTCCAAGATACGACCAAGAGGTTGTCATTGAGTATACTATCTGTGAAGACTGTGGAAAACAACTTTCATGTCAAGTAAAACTTGTACCTGCTTTTAAATACCCTGAGTCTCAGCCTAAAATAGATAAAGCGGTTACTGTTAAGGTGGAGGCAAACGGAGGTTCTAGCTTGGTTATAGTAAAACCAGAATCTTCAAAAATTTCGGTTTCACAGGAGGTACCAAAAAGGTCTGTTAAAGTTTCAGTTGTTAACTCAGTACAACCAGTAGCTCCCGGGGATACTTTTATTAAAGCCAATAAAAAGAAAAGAAACGTCGGCAGGAAGCCATCAGCTCCCACTGCACCAGCGGGGTCTACAGTTGGCAATTTGGTCAAGTCAGTTTATGAGAGGGCAGGAGACCAAATTCAGAAGCCTTTGAAGGTCAGTATTCAAGATGATTTGGATAAAATATATTCTAAATTTGAGGATGACGATGAGGGTGACAATGACCTTCAGGTTGTTCGCAGGGAATCGCCCGAAGATACAGAGCGCAGATTCAGACGTGCCAAACGGCGAGAACAGCGAAAGGGATAACCTAAATGAGAAGAATTAAGAATTTGGATAAAGTGAAAGACCTGATTAAGGCAAAGCTACCAGATTATTTAAAAGAGCTAGGCCTGCGGGTTGAAGGAAGTAAAGTTCAATGCCCTCATACAGAGGTACATGAACACGGCGATAAAGAGAAACTCTCTGCTGCTTTCCTTCCACAGTCTCAAAATAAATTGATATATTGTTTTGTTGAGGATAAAGTCTTCGACATCTTTGATATTTATTCATTAAAGACTGGAAAGAATATTACGGGTGCAGCATTTTATGAGGCAGTGAAAGTTCTGGCTGAGAAGTATGGCGTTCCTATTGAGGAAGAGTATGAGTTCTCCATGCAGGAACAGGAACGTCGTAGAAAGCGAAAAGTGTTGGAACAGTTGCACGTCCTTTCAACTCAGCATGCCAAGGACGGTGTTGCTCTCTACAAGAAGAGAAACATCAATAAAGAGAAATTGCTTCATTGGAAGATTGGTTATCTAACCCCGGATTTAATTTCTAGGGAGCTGGATAAAGACTTCAAGATGATGTATGAGTATAGGCTCTTAGCAGTCTTCACTCATCCGGCATTGGTGATTCCAGTATTTGATGAAGACCAGCAGTATGTTGGCCTTATCATGCGACAATTTGGTGCGCCCAAAGGGAACGAGTATCTGAACATTTCGATGCAGGGAAAGAACCTCTTCAATATTCATAATGTCCGGGGCAGTGAATTGCTGACTGTTGTGGAAGGGGCCTTCGATACAATGGCTCTTTACCCGGAGAAAAATGTTGTTGGCTGTTTGACAAACTCACTCCATGATGCGGATTTGGAGAAGGTTGCAAATCTCAAGCCCAAGAAAATTCGTTTAGCCCTTGACCCAGATAATCTCTTTCAAGGCACGGCTCGGGATGGTTTTTTAAAAGCCATTCTGAAAATGAAAAACTTGGACTCTGAGATTGAGGTCGTTGTGATTCCTTCGGAAGGTGATAAAAAACCTGACCCGGATGAATACATGAAGACACATACTCTGGAAGAATTTAATAAACTTCCAAAGATGAGCGCAATAACATACCTCTTGAAAAACTTTGAGAAGAATGTTATTAAAGCTGACCGCATCTATGAGTTTATTGCTGGCTGTCCGAATTTAATTCGGCGTGAGCAATTCATCACTGAATGTGCTAATGTCTTAAAAATTGGTAAGAGACAACTGGCTAAGTCTATCGAGAGCATCAGTGAGAATAAAGAATCATTTAACATGATTCAGTATGTTCAGGAAAAGGATGCTTTTGAAGAACTTCTGGAATCCTTTACTGAGTCAGCTTGGAATAAAAATTTCCAAGGTATCCCGTCCGGGTTTCCATTGTTTGACCGAAAGTTTGGAGGATTTGAAGACACTCTTTATTTGTTTGTTGGGTATCCTGAGATGGGTAAGTGCTGGGGAAGGGGTACACCAATTTTAACTTATTCTGGGGATATTAAACCTGTTGAACAGATTAAAGCAGGTGATTTGCTTATGGGAGAAAATTGTTATCCAGTTCAGGTTGAGTCTACCTGTCGAGGACGGGAGGAGATGTATCGAGTTATACCACATAAGGGCGATTCTTGGTCTTGCAATAAGTCTCATATTTTAGTTTTGTTTTACCGTAATGGTGGTAAAGACCAAATTATTGAAATTACTGTCGAAGATTTTTTAAAGAGAAGCCCAGCCTTTCAGGAGAGGTGTAAACTGATAAAGAAACAGGTTGATTTTACGCATGACTATCCTATTCCATTTGACACTTATTTTATTGGCTTATGGCTTGGTGATGGCACAAGAGGTTTACCCCATATTACGCAGAACGAATCTGAGTTAGAGCCCTATTTTCAGGAGTTTGCAAAAGATAATCAGTTAATTTATAAAAAGGTTACATCTAAAACTCGATGCCCCAAACATACATTTACAAATAACTGGCAGGGGAACCCTCTTTTAACAGAGCTAAAAACTTTGGTAATAAATAATGAAAAAAGGATTACTGAGCGGTACTTAAAGAATACCAGAGATAATCGTTTAAGACTCTTAGCCGGGTTAATTGATTCTGATGGCTATTTAACGTCAGGTGGTTATGAGGTCTGTACTAAATGGGCCTCATTCGCAGAAGATATAGTTTACTTGGCACGTTCATTGGGTTTTCAGGCAAATATATCTAAAAAGATTGTGAATAATATTACATACTATCGGATAAGGCTTGATGGGTTATGTCATCTAATTCCATGTAAATTGAAACGAAAGATTGCATCTAAAAGACAAAGCAAAAAAGATGTAAACCACACTGGTTTTAGATTGGAGGCTTTGGGTGTTGGTGATTATTATGGTTTTACCTTAAATATAGAGTCAAATGGGCGTTGTTTATTGGGTGATTTTACTCTAACCCATAATACTACATTCCTCCTGAATTTTGTTTATCGGCTCGCCCAATGTCGGGATACCTTTGTTGCTTTTTACTCTCTGGATGATGGTGCCAAGCGTGCTGTTCTCCCGAGGTTATTGAGTATTGCTTCAGGCCTCACATCAAAACAGATTAAGCAGCCCAGCAAAGATATTGAAGCAAAGTGGTTTGCTGGTATGAAAAAAATTGAAGCCTTGAAAGAAAATCTGATAATCAAAGATGGGTCTGAGGTGCGGACAATTAAAGATATGGAAAATTTTGTTAAGATTCACGCTGCAATGGCAGAGGAGAAGGGAAAGAAATTCTTCATAGTCATTGATAACTTGCATGACATTGTGGCTTCACATAAGTTTGAGTCTGTTCAAAATTCTCAGAGGGTCGCTTCCTTTTTAAAGAGACTCCCGCAGGAGATTAATTGTCCGATTATTGCGACAGCCGAAGTTCCGAAGTCAGCAGATGCCAAGCCAAGCGGTAAAGATATTAAAGAGTCTATTGACCTCTGGTATGCTGCTCGTTTCGTTGCTGGTATCTTTTCCAATTTTCACTTGGCCAAGAACAAGAATCAGACCAACTTAGTTTGGCAGGATGAGAATGGACGGCATCAACCGATAATGGAGTTGTTTGTTTCTAAAAACCAAACCGGAGAAGCAGAACACGGTTCTCTCTTTTACAAATTCAGCATGGTGACAAACAATCTGATTGAGTGTACAGAGAAAGAAACACAGTTACTCTCTGCCGGGCAGTTTATTAATTACCTAAGTGATTAATCTGTTTGATAGAAATGAATATATATGTAGAAGTATGTTTAGAAAACGGGGGTTTAAAATGGCAAATATTGAGTATAAAAAGGCAGTTAAAGCAATTGAAAAAACCTGTATTCAGCCTATTGTAACAATCATGGAAATCTGTAATACTAGGGATTCAGATGCCAATAAGATTTTGGCAATCAAGATGTATTGCTCCAAAGTTTTGACCACTATCAATGAGACAGTAGAGAGAGAGTTGAAATGATTTGGCTGGGTCTGTTTATCTTATCTGTTCTCCTTATCCCAGCGTATACCCGGGTCTTTCGTTTTAAGGCTGGGGATACTTACGGTGTAATCAAAGAGGCAGAAAAAATTGTTAAGGGAGAGAACCATGATAAATCACGTTAAGAAAGTTTGGGGTTCAGAAGATTGGCTGGTTTTGAATAATCTTTACTGCGCCAAGTTTTTGAATCTTAATAGGGGTTATGAGTGTAGCGTTCATTATCATGCTATAAAAGATGAAACATTTTATATTCTTGCCGGAGAGATTGAACTCTTTACTCTTGACCTGAAGGAACTTCCAGTGAAATCTTTTGATGTGAAAGACAAGGTGATTACCGCCTATGTCGAACTCGGGTCGGAAGGTTTGGAAAAGAAAATGAAACGCCATGTGTTAAAGCATGGTGACCAGTTCAGATTACAACCGTATGTAGCACATAAGTTTAGGTCACTTACGTTTGCAGCAAAACTTCTGGAAGTGTCCACGACACACATGGAAGATGACAGTTATCGTTTAACAGAATCCCGGAAACTTTAATCGGGTAATCATAGCAAAGGAGAAAAGTCAGATGATTCAGCAGACGTCAGTTGAAGCTTATGAGGGTTTGGTCGTTAGTGGTAAAGTCAACAAGAGACAGGTTCAGGTTTTGGATATTTTGAATGAACATCCGTTTCCTATGACCAGTCAGGAAATCTCTGTGATGTCCGGGCTACCCATTAACTGCGTTACTCCTAGGGTGAAGGAACTCCGGGAAAAGGGTTATGTGGTTCAGGCGTTTAAAAAGGCCGATTCAATCACAGGCCGGAGAGCAATTGCTTGGAAAGTTGCTAAAGTTGGAACTTGACATTTTTCTGATTTTGTGTTATACTTAGGGAGAGACTATGAGCCGTTCAAGAAGAAAAAATCCTTTTCGAGGTCTGGGAGGGAACAGTGAGAAATGGGATAAGCGAAAGAATAATCGCAGATTGAGAAGAAAGTGTCAGCAGGCAATTCGAGATGGTAAAGATATTTTACCCCTCATGAGAGAGGTCTCTGACCAGTGGCTAATGAATAAGGATGGAAAGGTGAGACTTGACCCTGATAATGTTGAGGATATGCAGAAATAATGTTGTCCTAGCTTTATGTATATTCGGAGGTTTGTATGAAAGATTTTAGTGAGAAAAAAATTCTAGTCATAGGGGATATTATTTTAGACCAGTATATTTTCGGTAATGTAAATAGATTATCTCCTGAAGCACCAATTCTTATTTTAGATAGGACAGGGGAGGAGTATAGATTAGGCGGGGCGACCAATGTTGCTCGAAATTTAAAAAGTCTCGGAGCAAATGTCTGGATTATTGGACGTATTGGTGAAGACCCGGCTGGCGGTATTGTAAAGAATCTCTTAATGGATGAGGGAATCAATGTGGACTTACTTGTCCATTGTCCTGAAGTTCCAACGATTGTTAAAACTCGTTTTGTTTCTGGCAATCATCAATTGCTTCGGGTAGACTACGAGGATAAAGTATCTCTTGGAGTAGAGTTTACCAATACTCTAATTGAAGACCTCGATAGGCATGTCAAACTCTTTGATGCAATTATCATCTCAGATTATAAAAAGGGTGTGGTTGTTTCTAAGTGGGTTCGGCATTTATGTGAACTGAAGCAGCAGTATGGCAAAATTGTGACAGTGGATACACACTCAACAAATGTTGAGGCTTTCCGGGGAGCAACCTGTATCACACCAAATCGAACAGAACTGGAAGCCATGTCTTATCCTTGTCGAGTGCCAGATGTTGAAAATGCAATGATGGCAGCAAGGAATCTGATGAGAGAATATCAAATTGATTCTTTCTTAGTGACACTCAGTGAGGCTGGTTTGGTTAGCGTGACTCCAAACACTGAAAAGTATATTCCAGCTACCTGTAAAGAATTGGTTGATGTCACGGGTGCTGGCGATACAGTCATTGCTGCTTACACCTTAGCCTTAACTGCGGGATATACTCCTGCGGATGCAGCAGCCTTGGCCAATAAAGCTGCGGGCATCGTGGTCTCAAAGATGGGTACAGCAACAGTCTCAATCGAGGAATTGAATAATGGATAAATTTAAAATCATGACTGAGGGTTTTATCTTTGTGGACAGTGAGGGAAATAAATCACTGAAGCCAGATGCTCTGGATGAGATTTGTGAGGTTGGTTATTTTATTCAGGTCATCTATCAAAATAAATCTTATGCAGCATCTTGTCCAGTCCATGTTCAAACCTACTTTGACAGTGAGGGAGCTGCAAGACAGCGGGCCCGGGAAATCTGTTTGGCCAATTTACGGGCAGGGTTAAAATGATTGAAGAAAAAGATTTGCACATTCTGAGAGATGAGTTACTTTACCTGAACTCCAAAGGTAAGCGAGTCAAGCGAGTGCCGAAAATTATCTTCGGTGGCTTCTATTTTCTGGAAGTTATCCATGAAGAAATTGTTTATGGCGAGACTCAGTTTATAAACCCTCGGGCAATGCAGCAATTTGGAGATGAGATTGTTAGTGCTGCTCGGAAGAAACTCCTTAATAAGATATTGGAACTTATTAACAAAAGAGGAAAGCATGTTTAATCCTGTCGCACATTCAGAACTATTCCTTGATGGAATTAATAAAGCCTCCGGGATGGAGATTGAAGAATTGGCAGCCATCTGTGGGTTGATTAAAAAATACCAGCCGAAAACAATCCTTGAGATTGGAACAAAACATGGCCGGACAGCCATTAATATGGCACAACATTCCCCAGATGACTGCCGAATATTTTGTGTGGATATTAAACACCTTAACCATTCTAATATTGCCTGTAATTTAGTTTTTACTAAACTGCGATTCATAACGGCAGATTCATTGGTGTTCAATTTCCACAATCTGAAAGCGGGTCTGTTTGACTTTATTCTGGTTGATGGAAACCACATGGCGCAGTGGGTCAGGAATGATACATTGAAGGCCTTGGATACTTTGAAATCCGGTGGTGTCATTGTATGGCATGATTACGGCAAAGCTCCGAAGTATACCACGATTCAAGTAAAGGCTACATTGACGGAGATGGGAATATTCCCTACTGTCATCCCGGGAACCAGTTTGGCTTACATGGTGAAAGAATGAATGGCGCACTTCACAGATTTCCAAAGATAGTGGATGTCCCGGGCTGGGGAAATTGTTTCCTGACTGTTCGAGTTTCTGACTATGGCTGGCAGGTTGGCTATGCTGATAAGAGTGGAGCCTTTGCTTGGGTTTCTCAGGACAAGGATGCCGACAGAGCTGTCTCCAATTTGGAGAGATATTTGCAAGCCAGACAGATTCCTATTGAGCCAGAGCAAAGGGAAAGAAAACATGAAGACATCTGGTTGGTAATTATTCGCTGGATTTTCTTCCTTGCCTTGGGGATTATCCTATGTCAAAAGCTGTAAAAGTCAATTCAGAGATTATCAAGATTGCACTCATGTCAAACTTCAGGTACAAGAAGCAGCGTATCTGTGCGGATGAGGTTGGTTTTATTCTCGGGAATACAGACATCAGCGTTTATGACGATGACTCTTTGACAGAGGTTGAAATCAAAACCTCAAAATCAGACATGTGGCAGGGTGAGAAACGAAAAGCTAAGAAGCATAGAATTTATTCTGAGACTACTCCTGTTCAGATTAAAAATTTTTTTATTCCTAATTATTTTTATATTTGTGTTCCTGAGAGTTTAGTGGATGAGGCTAAGAGATGGGTCTTGACAACGAACAAAAATTATGGTATACTTATTTATAATAACTATTCTGGCTATATACCCGCAGATAGAATTTATACGGCAAGAAGAGCTAAAGCACTTCATATTGTCTTATATGATAGAGTTAAAATATTGGAAAAGTTAGGGCGAAGATTATCTTCAGATAATATTGTAATGAATCAGCGTTTTCAAAATTTATATCAAACCAATTTAGATTTAAGAACCAAAGTTTGCTGTAAATGTCATGAAGAAAAATTTTTAATAGATTTTCATAAAGCCCAGTCAGGGCAGGATGGTCGAAGAACAGATTGTAAGCGTTGTGTGAAATTGAAATTTATTAAGTATTGTAAAGAAAATCCTTGGTATAAAATTTTTTATAATATTAAAAATCGTTGTGAAAATCCCGCTTCAATAGACTATCAGTGGTATGGTGGTAAGGGTATTAAATGTTTATTGACAAAGACAGAAATAAAACAGCTCTGGGTTAGAGATGGTGCTGATAAAATGAAAAGGCCGAGCATTGATAGGTTAAATTCAAATTATGATTATACTCTGTCAAATTGTAGATTTATTGAACATAATGATAATTGTACTAAAGCACAGTTAGAGAGATGGCATCCAGATGAAACAAAATAAATTTATTTATATCTACATCCTGAGTTCAATCACGTACTTCTTGCAGGGTATTAGTAAGCTGCCTGACCAAGCTCTCTTTGTTTATTTAAAGAATGCTCTGCATTTTTCGCCCGAGCAAATCATGTATCTCGGTGCTGTGATTTCTTTCTCGTGGATTATTAAACCGTTCTTTGGTTACATCATTGATGTGATGAAGTGGAAGAAACGGACTTGGGTAATGCTTTCCATTTGTCTTGATTTGGCACTGGCTCTTACCCTGTCTATCAAGGTCTTCCCTATCACGATTTTAACGTTGATTCTCTTTCTCTGGAATACGGCTGATGCTACCCGAGATGTTGCTGTTGATGGTATCATGTGCGTTGAAGGAAAGAAGACTGGAACCACAGGAAAGATTCAGGCGATTCAATGGATTTCTATTACGGTGGCCAGTATCTTTGTCGGTATCATAGGTGGTGAGATAGCTCAGAGAATTGGGTATCGGTTCGGTTATCTTCTTTTAATGATTCCCTTAGCCTTAGCCTTCATTGTGACCAGCCGGGTAGAGGAGACACAGACTGAGAATAAAATCATCTGGTCAGATTTCCTCAAGCTCTTTGCAAATAAAAAATTTTTACTGGTTTGTTTATTCATTTTTCTTTATCGGTACAGCCCGTCTTTTGGAACGCCACTCTCGTTTATTATGCGGGATTCTTTTCACTGGTCAGAGCGGTTCATTGGATGGTTCGGTGCAGGCATCTCTTGTTTGGAAATTTTAGGGGCCTTACTGTACTTTAAAGTTTCACAGAAGATTAATATTCAGCGGTGGCTTTATTATTCTGTCTTTATCGGAGCTGTAACAACACTCTGTTATTTACACTACACTCCGGCCACAGCGTTGATTTATGGTGTAATTTTTTCGGTGGTAGGAATGTTTATCCATTTAATCACAATGGACTTCATGGCAAGAACATCCTGCCCGGGACTTGAGACAACCAGTTTTGCGCTTCTCTGCGCTATTAATAATCTGGCTGCAACGGCATCTTCATTAAGTGGTGCATGGTTGTATCCGCTGGTTGGACTGAGCCCTTTAATTATCATCAGTGCGTTGGCCAGTTTTATGTGTCTGCCTTTAATCAAGAGGCTTGAAATACAATGAGCAAATGTCTGAGACATATCCGACGTGTGGTAGTAAAGCGGAAATATGTTTACTTAACTCTCGGTAATGGACGAGTCGTTCGTCAATTAAAAAACAAATGGAGCGGAGCGAGATGATTCTACTGTACTCACTGGTGGCAATTATCATCATTCATGAAGGCGGACATTTTATCGCAGCGAAATTGTGCAAATGCCATGTTGAGATTTTTGCAGTAGGTTTTGGAAAGACAATCATTGAGAAAAAGATTGGCCCGACCATTTATCAATTGAATTGGATTTTATTCGGCGGATTCTGTAAGCTAAAGGATGAACTTGAATTATCCAATGAACAGGACAGCTTTACGAATAAGAGGTACTGGCAGAAGACTTTTATTGCTTATGCTGGAATTTTAATGAATGTGTTGACAGGCCTTCCGGCCTTTTTGTTGGGACAGCATTTTCATATTCTTTGGCTTTACGCTTTTGGCTGGTACAGTCTGGCCATAGGACTTTCCAATGCGTTGCCGATTCCATGCTTAGATGGTTTTTATCCTATTATTTTTAGCTTTGAATGGCTTTGGGGTAAAGATAAAACATATAAATTTTGGAGTGTTGTTTGTAAAAAATTCTTTAAGGTTATCTTAATTTTAAATATATTATCCATACCCTATTTGGTTTATCTTATTATTAAAGGTTTTGTAATATGATAAAAAAGCAATTATTATATCAACTATACGGAGAGTTACTGGGGTAAAAATGCACGTGAAGAAATTACTCGATTTTTTAATCGGTACTGTAAACATTATCAGAAAACCAAATAAAGGAGCAAAACAATGGCTGAAGAAGGCAAATATCAGCACGACAAAAGGTGCAGGAAGTGTAAGAAAAGAAAAGTCTACATTGTTGATGCGGGTGACCACTTCGTTTATGTGTGTACAGCCTGCGGTGAAGAGTGGGATGCGTAACCATGCCTAAAATAGCCTACAAAGACAAACTGGTACTCATCATCTGCTACCGGGATAAGACCATGCAAGAAGTCCTCTGGACAAAGGAAATCAAATAGGGTAATATGTATGCTAGTTGACGTATTCATCAATTCCGCTTCATATTTGAGACAGGTAGACAGACAGAAAGTAGAAAGGAAGGTGCAGTATGATAGTCAAAGTCAAATCAGGAAAGAACACATGGAGTTATTTCGAGGGCGATAACATCACTGTCCACGAAGTCAATCTCTGTAACACCGATGCAAACCAACACCCGGATACCATCTTTTACCTCCGGGAGGACACCAAGATTAATGTGCCCCAGCCGTGCGCTTGCGGGAAGGAACACAACTACGGCAGGCTCATCTGTGTCCAAGACGAAAACCGGGTCATAGCCCGGGTATTAACCAACCGTTCAACGTATCTCATGAATGACCTCGGGAAGACAGTCGAAAAGCTGTTTTAACCCTTAACCATACCTATCCTGTCTCATCTCTGGCCCGGCCCAAAACCGGGCCTTTTCTTTACATTCCCTTACCAGCACTATACTGTCCCGGCAGGTCGGGTGCTTCGGCCCCCGCTATCGCTCTGGGCCTCAGACACCGACTGCCTCCTCAGGCTTCCAGCCTGCCGTCAGAATCAGCCAGAAATGGCCCTGTACTGCACGAACTGCTGGCCCCACTGCTCTGTACCAATACTGACAGAACGTTCAACAGCGGGCTCCTCAGCCTCACTGAGGGGCCTTTCTGAAGCAGATAAGAGAAATGTTCACCGGAGGTGGAATGTTTACCGTTCAGTATACATTACGGCCACTGTGAACAAACCCAGCCTGTTGGTTTCGCAGTACCTCAGTTCTGATGTGTTGCGCCCCTGTGCTGGGGTAAGCCGTCAGACTGACCTGTTGCTGTGCTGGTGGCGAAGCCACGCCGAGGGCCGGGAGCCTGCGACC